CTTGGTCATCTAGTCGCTCATATCCGAGCCCAAGTAATGCGCCGTCACTTCGGATGGCCCACACGGTCGGGATCGGCTCCCTCTGCAAGGCCAATGCTGTCACGCCGTTTTTGGTGATATGCTCACTTATGAAAGTTAAATCGTTCGACCTGAATCCGTCAGACTGAAACGAATAAATTGAATCTCTTATTTTTTTTCCGGTCTTCTGTACAAAAATAACAGCGTTTCCAACTTGGACAGGAGTTGCACTGGAAGAGCCTGAAGTCGTAGATCTCTTAGCATTCACGTTAGTAGGCGTTAGTGCCTCGCCTTGGGATGAAGGTCTAACTATCCACTCACCGCCAAAGGTTCCTATGAAAAGACCCTTAGGGCCTGATATTATGTTTTGGATAGCGTTCACGTCATTCGAGGCTAAAGAAAAACTTATACCGCCAGAATCGATTACCGCACCCGCCGCAGTAGTTGGGCTGAAATCCTCATAGTTTCCTGTTTCACTTAGATCTGTTCTCTGCGGCTGATCCGCGTACTTAGACAACACTAAACGATCTTCGTGGAAAGTGACTAAGCCGGGATTGCTCGTATTTCCAAAGCGCCAAACGCCGGCAGTAGCCGTAGACCCGAAAGCGGAAACTACGGTTACGTTGAATGTCTGCAAGTGGCCTACTACAATACCCCTGTCGTTAACTTCAGCCCAACCCCAAGTGCTCCCCTGTAAAAGGCGAACGTAAACGCCCGCCCCAGGGTATATGTCTGGGTATACAAATCCAGATCCGTCATATCCCGCACCGGGGAAACTTGGGGATATTTTTATAGTGTTCGAGTCTACAACTCGGTTATCCGTGTCCGCATCTAGAGTGACCATACGGTCTAGTAGTATCTTATTCCCGCCATCCACACCTATACTGTCCCCGTCTACAAAGCCGTGATTAGGTATTGTCAAATTTGTATTTCCAGCCCCGTCATCAGCAATGGCAGTTATAGTTTGGTCTGGGCCCATCGTTACGTTTGTGTTTCCAGTGGTGGCAGCAGGAGTTAAAGTGGCAGTTTTTACGGCTTCCGTTTGCGCTCCTGCGCTTAAAGAATTGAAAGGTAGATAATTGGGCTCGTCGTAATCAACTTCTTCTAAAGTCCACTCGATATCACCAAGCCGAGTGAGTTTTCTAAGTCTGAAACTTTGGTGGGCAAGATACATGATGTCGCCATTCTGAGCATAAGATAAATCCAAAACCTCTTCTTCATCGTAAGGAGTGGATATCTCATATGCACCTCCGTCTAGAAGCTGAGCGTTGTCTTTGTAGAATCTAATATAGTTGTTGCCAAACTCTAATTGGTAAGCAACTGTCGCGCTGAAAACAAAAGGTATTAATCTTGCTCCTTCAGAGCTAGTTTTTATCTCGTTAACATAAACTGATCCTGGCCTCCTAGTTATAGGGCCTTGCGGGAAAGGTATGTAATTCTTTAGCGTAGCTGCTGCCTCACGATATTTATCGGCTTCCATGCGGCCTTTGAGACGCGGGCTGAGCTCTCCTGAACTGAAATCATTTTTCAGTGGCGCACTTCTAGGCATTACATATTCCTTACGCGATCAAAAGTGTCATCAGGGGATACTTGTGGGACTTTGAAAAAAGCATTCGCTTTCCTAGCTTCAGCTATTTTCCTGTCATAAACGACAGATATATTCGCCTTCTTAGTGTTAGATTGAGTCACCTCTTCACACATTTCTAAAGCCATACGTGCGGCTACTGCTTCTCTGAAAAGCATCGGCATAGCGTCGACTGATACTGTTTTGCTTACATATCTAAGATACAGGGGTGCCGTATCATCGGTCAATATTTTACCCGACTCAAGCTCCCAATCATCGTACACATCTGCGTCTTCTGGGTACTTAGGTGCGAACTTTATGAAGTCTGAAGGTACTGTGTACGCATGCGCTCTGCCCCAAGTAGGTGCCACTGCGTCTTCGGCAAGCGAAGCTCTTTTAATAGAAAAGCGCCAGACGTGAGCCTCTAGCTCCGCGACTAAAGAAGTCTCATAGCAAGAATTGCAGCTATTGGCATTTCGAGAATTTTCAGTCAAACTTGTTATGCGCTTAGCGCCTAAGTGCTGAAGTGCTCTATTGCAAATATCTACTTCGCTTGCCATAGGAAAATCTCCTTAATACGGGACTCTAACTAACCAAGCGTAGAAAGCACTCCCTGTCGCCGTTACAGCTCTGTAAGTTCCGGCTGGCAAGTCTAAACCCAAAAGACCATTTGCACTCAAAGTGGAACTCGGAACGTCTACGTAAGTGTCTTGTTTGGTTTTCAATTGCAACTTAACGCTTCCGCCGCCAAAAGTTCCTTCAGCTATGAAGGAGCATTTGCCGCCAGCAAAAGTTTTGTCGGCTTGGTTTCCAGCCCCTGCGTCCTCACAAAGAGTTACTGATTCTGATAACATTCAATTCACCAATTAGGCCGGAAGCCATTCGCCTTCGAGAATGTGGTTTTTGATTTTGTCGATAGCGAGAAGTACTTCCTCTCTACTAAGTGACCTAGTTGATCCGCCTTCGTTGACTTCTGTATTAGCCAAGTCCACGGTCAATTCAATGCTGTCTGAATCCGTAGCTGCGCCGACTTCTTCGGTCACTAGCTCGTCTCCTACGCTAAATTTATATCTTCGAGTAGCCATATGTTTCTATCCTCTCAATGTTTGAGAATGACGGCCCCTTGCGAGGCCGCCGTTCAAATTAAATTGCGTAACGAGTTTTGAGTACCAAAGTTCCGCCATCGGCAGCAGCTTCAGTCAACGTAGCTACGATGTCATACTCTTTATTAGGATCTTCGGTCAAACCGAGAGCTTCCCAAAGGGGCATTTCCAAACTTTCGATTGGGAAAACACCTGACTCGTGAGCGATGTTCGTTCCCGCAAGAGCTGCAGCGTTGATATCCAAAGCACTAGCGAAGTGATCGGCGTCAACTACTGCGCCACCATTCTCCGTAGTCTCGTAGATACCGAAGTCCGCGTCCCCCGTAGCCCCCACGTCATCAGAGTGCAAAAGCAACTCTGAGATGCGAGCATTCGAAGGGATTCTTGCGAAAATATACTTCGACCCGATAGACGCCAATGCTGATACTTCACAAATCCCGATGTTCTCCAATAGATTTGCTTTCACAAGTCTTGAGTTAGCTAGGACTCGTGGAGTCGCGTCGCGGTCGGTGATAACTGATGATTTTACTGTTTCTAATGCCATCTCTTACTCCTTATTCCGCGCACTTGACTTCGACAATCTTTTTCTCTTCAGTACGGGTCGCGCCCATACTCATCTTGAGATAAGCCTGCCAAGGGAGACCTGAAAGGTCCTTACGACGATCGATGTCTGTGACAACGTCTTCCCAAGTGCCTAGGTGCATTCCTGATTTAACCCACATTGGGCATCTTCGGTAGCCGTTTCCGTCTACTGGCAAACGCTCAGAGTGGATGAAGTTAACACCCATGAATCTCATGACTCTTCCGTCAACTAAGACGGGTCGGTCGTTGAAATCCGTAGAGATGATTTGTGATTGCGCAAGCAAATCATCATGTTGTTCTGCTGTGATGCCCATATAAACTTCTTCGTCTTGGTCAACTTCGTGAGCTAAGAGAATTTTCTTCCCTGCTCGAAGTTTAGCAACGATAAGGCCTGAGTTTCCGGCAGATCCTTCGTCAACCGCTACGACGTTGCCCGCTAGGAAACTAGTTGTACTAGTTCCTGTTTTGCCTGTCTTAGCGTCTGCGAAGAACGCGTCTACGATAATGTCGTCTTTTTTACGGTTAGCAGCTGCTAGCGCGTTCTGGACGTATTTACCTTTAGGGTCTGTGATCATGCGAAGTTCATCGCGTGGATCGACGAGTTGTGGAAGATCGAAATCTGACGGGCTAACCCATCTACGATCGTTTGGTGCATCGACTCGCCCAATTGGGCCGAATCGTCCCACGACCTCTTGCATTTCGATAGCGCCGTATTGATCTACGGGGGACGCTTGCTCACCTGAGTGAGATCCTGTCATAACGAATGCAGAGAACCGGGAATCTTTTTGCTGGAGAAGTAGGTCAATCGTGTTGGCATACTCCTTGACATAGTGGCTTGGTAAATAAATACTCATGGTACTCTCCTTAAAAATTTAAAAATAAATTTCCTTCAAAGAGCTTGTCTGCGATGCAGGGCTTTTTTCAGTCAAATAGCTTTGTGTTCGCTTTCGAACTGTCACCGGGGGCACCTTTTCCCTTACCCGTATTTTGCGGTTTTACGTTGGAGTTATCTACTTTCGCAGGCTCGCTTACCGCAGGTTCAGTTTCAGCCGTATCAGCTTTAGCGAACTGTCCCTCTTCCATAATCCAATCGAAGTGCCTTTGGGCTACTTCGGTGATTGCACCGTGACCTTTTAGGTTTTCGGTATTTCCGAGTTTCAAACATTCAAGCCTAATCTGCGCTCTAACCTTATCCATAATAATCTCCTTAGTTCTTTGATAAATCAATAGCTCTGGTTATTTTTCTTCTGGCGGCGGGTATGCCTGAGCATGAAGGTCTTTCCACTCTTGAGTGGCTGCAGCTTCGCCTGCAGCAAATCTGCGCATGAAATCATCGTCATTCTTCTTAGACGCAATTTTAGCTTGAGCTTGTTGCGGCGTGTTAGTGAACTTGCCATCTCCGCCGCTGCCTTCTACAAAACTGTGTTCGCCAAGTCCTGCGCCGATTTTATGCATGAATTTCATGACTCCACCGTAGCCCATAACCGCTTCGAGCTTATCAACTGTTTCCGTGTCGAGGCCAAACTTCTTAGCAGCTAGTTTAGCGACATCTGTATTTTGATCGTAAGCTTGTCCCCATTCTTTTTTAAGCTCGTTATCCTGCTTCTCAAAATTTAGTTTTTGAGCTTCTACTGCTGCACTATCCGAAGACGCTGCGAAATCATTGAAGCTCTTAACGAGAGATTCTGCTTGAGATCTATTGAGCCCTAACTCGTGAAAAGTGGTCTCAGCCCACTCGAAAAACTTAGCGTCGTGCTCTGGGAGCTCTTTGCCTTCTTCAAGATCTGGGCGGAGCATGTACTCTTTGGGGTCTTTAGGGCGGCCTAGTTTATCGTAGATCGACGCCATCGCTTCTTTATCGGTCGCGTCTTGCGGAAGCTTCAAAAGTTTATCTTCAGAGACGCCTCTTAGTTTTTCGAGATTCCTATAACTATTGGCCAAAGACTCTGCGTTCTCGAAGCCTTTTGTGGATACGAAATCTTTAAGTTCGGCGTCAGTGAAACTAGAAGACCAATGTTCGGTGCTCGTGCCCCCCTGCGCTTTATCCCCAGCAGTGTCGGTTTCGGTCGTAGTTGTCGTTGTAGTCGCTTCTCCAGGCATAGTTATAGATCCTTCCCTTTAGCTGCGTAAATCCTATACAGCTCTTCTTGTGATAAATTAAGATGATTTTGAATTCTGAGCCACACTTCTCTGCGGCCCTCT